ACTGAGTTAATTAATGATTCAGCCTTACCTTCAGTTAATGCTTTACTTGTGATTAACGCTTGATATAACTTATGCTCTTTTGTTAGTTCAGTTTTACCAAAGAATTTTTTAACAATACCGATAGCAGCTGAATCTTTACCAGACACAGTGTCTGATGCGATTTGGCGCACCAATAGTTCGAATAAGATACCAGTATTTTTATATTTGCTGTGTTTTATTTTCATAGTGTATAGTATGCACTACCTATAAATATATAGTTATTATATGCCTTTAATATTATTTTCGTTAAGTAATGACGATTCTTGTTCAGGTTCAAATACTATTTCTTTACGTGGTACTGCAAACCCTTCAAATAAACCTTTATGTCGTTTCATTTCAAACATTGCTTTTGGAGTACCACTACCTTCTTCAGGGGCATTAGCGGTATATAACGAACCATTTTCACCAGCACCTAATCTATCTTTACCTAATGGATCTTTTTGTGTATTAACAATTGATGATTTTTCTTCAGGACGACCAATTGGACGTTTTTCATCATACCCACCAGGTACTGGTCCTTCTATATCCATCCCTGTTCTACCTTTACCATATAATGAAGCTAAATCATGTGGTGTACCAAACGACTTACCAGTTTTAGCTGGGTCATTACCTTCATTTTCAATCTGAGCTAAACGGAATGTACGTTTTTTATCTTCAACTACTAAATCACGATATTCATCATATTGATCTTCACTGAACTGAAATATATCATGGTAGATAAAGTCTGAAGGTAATAAATTAGTATCTTGAATTTGTTTAGCTAAATCAACTTTTTCTTTCCATAATGCAATCTTTTCTTGTTCGTAGATTATTGATGGAACTGTTAATGATAATTCAAAATTAGTTAAAGAAGCACCATCATATCCCTGTGTATATAAATGCACTAATGCAATTTTATATAATTCAGATAATACAATACGTTGGATACGTTCAACTGTACGAGCAAAACGAATATCTTCAGCAGCTAATGTAGCTTTACCTTGTAAATCTTTTTCAAACCCAAAGTATGCTTTAGGTATCTTAAGGGCAGCTAACATTTCATCACGTAAAAATGCAACGTCTTCAATCGCATTATATTCTAATCCTTTAATTGTATCAATCTTAGTTGCTGTATCATTGCCACGTACTGGAATGTAAAAATCTTCCATTAAGTTTTGCATGTTGTACTTTAAATTGTACTCACCAGTTTGTGGGTCCATGTATGGAGTTTTTTTCATTTTCTGAACCAACTTCGACATGTATCCATCAACTTCATGTGGTGGTATATTACCAACATTAATACTAAATACGCGTTTTTCCGGGGCGCGAGTGATACGGTGTAATAACATCGCATCTTTCATCAACACATATTGCTTATAAGTTTTACGAGCAGGCTCTATATACGAACGCCCATAAGGTAAGTAATTAGCATCAGTTAATAGCCTAAAATGCGCTATTTCATAGTTTTCAAATTGTATTTTACCATCTTTATCTTTCAAACGATTATTAATACCACCCGCTGCTATTACTGATGGATCAATTCTAAATGTTACTTTTGATGGGTTTTGAGGGTCATTACCTTCTTCGCGAACCATATCATAAACTGATAATGGCATTGCTGAATATATACCAAATTGTTCTGCAATTTCTAAATGTAAATAAAAATCACCATACTTACACATATTTCTAATCCATAACCATAGATTAAATTCTACGTTTAATAAATCATAAAATAAATTATATAAAATACGTTGTGTATTTTCATCAGAACTTCTAATCTGTAATACCTCGCCTGTTTCATTTTTTAATGTAGATTCATCAGCGATAATATCTAATGCTGAAGCTATAATAGATTCTGTATCCATTGCTTCATAATCAGTGTATAACTGAATACGCAATGTTTGGTAGTTAATAGTTGGATTGTACGGCATATTAGCTCCGTATCTATGTAACTTAGTGAATCTATCTATAAGTGCATTTGTCTTTATGTTTCCATAGGCTTGAATTCTATCTACATCGATTGTTTTTAGTTGATTACCACCAACATTTCGGATGATGACATCAGTACTAAACAATCTTGTTAATCTACTAAATAAACCTGGATTTTGATCTGCCATTCTTGTGTTTTATTATACCAATAAATATTTATTACTTACAATACCCATGACACGTCTTCAATCGTTCCATTGCCTAGATCTATTTGGTATGGGTTAACCAAATTACCAGGCATTGATGGTCCTATTGGACTTGATGTTCTAATTATACCACCCAATGTTGCTCTACTTAGATCTATACTTTGTTGATAGAATTTCATTGCAGTATCTCTTACAAATAATCCCATCCCTAAAGCCATTACCAAGTCATCATTATATCCGTTTTGAGCTTGTGCCTTACCATTCATCCAAATGAATACTCTTAATTCTTCAAGTAAACGCTTTGAATGAAAGGTAAATTGTCTATCTCGAATATACGCCTCCATCTTTGAGATAACAAGTGGTCTTGTTTTAGCTGATGTAGTAAATCCAGGAACTGTTTGTTCACTGTCCATTTTAGCCATCCATTTATCCATCTGCATCTCGCCATAAGCACGAGGTGAATAATATGTGTTAGGATATCCTTTTTCAATTATTGTATTAATTACATCCCACCCAATATTAGCATTCTCTACTACAAGTAAAGCGTTATTGTACTCAGTAGCAACAGATACCAACATATTTCCATAAGTACGGGTATCCACTTGTGATTTATACTCAGCCACTTGTTCAAGTGATACAGCATCGATAACATGGAATGCTGAATAGTCTGCACCATCGCCACGAGCAACATCAGCGCAAACAACATACTGTTTGCTATAATCAGGATAAGCCCATATCCAAAAATCACCACCCATAAAGCGACGCTCAATAGGATCATTAATAAAAGTTTCTTCATAAAATGATAATATATCAGGTTCAACAACTGAGTTACCAGATCCTAAAAAGTCACAATCATACTCTTGAGCAAATTCTCTTGAGGACATGTTTATTCGTTCTGTTTCTTCCCACTTTGCATCTCTATCAGGATGTAAATCCCATTTTAATTTAATTGCTTTAAATTCATTCTTTCCAATTTCAGCATCGGTATACATTCTATGGAACCAGTTACCTACACCATTTGGCGATGATAATGCTATAATTCCTCCACCCGTTGCAATGGTTGGTTTAATACTCGTATAAATTCTATCAATACCTTCAATAAACGCGGCCTCATCCACAATAAGTAACGAAACGGCGTATGATCTACCTGCATCTGATGCGGCTGATGTAGCGACTATCTGAGAGTTATTGGCTAGTTTTAATGATAATTTGTTATCAGATATTGGTTTTATATTACCTTTTAACCAAGATGGTAATGAATTGTACATAAACTGTACTTTCTCTACCATTCCTTTAGCTGTTTCTTGCTTTGTTGCAATACACAACACAGTTTTATCTTTTTGAAACAACATTGTCCATAACGCAAAACCAGCTGATAGTGTTGAAATACCTAACTGTCTTGATTTGTTTATAATACTAAACCTATTATTTCTAAAATCATTTAATACATCCTCTTGAAATGGGTATAAATGGAATAATACTCTACCTTTTACAGGGTGAGTGATATAACAATATTTTCTAAAAAAATGTACAGGATCGGTAGCACATTTGATGTATTCCGCCTTGATTATTTCTTTAATATTCGCTTGACTCATGTATATAAATATATAAGAAAGGTCCAATCTTGCGATTGAACCTTAATTGTATGGGGTATTAGGGTTATTATTTTGCTACACTATCCTTACGCTTAAGCTTTTTACGCTTAATAGCACTTACAATTTTTAACATATTATTTCCACTAGGCATCCATCCTATAGCAATATCATATGGAGTTTGGATTTCATCATCTAAAAATTTTACATAATCTTGTGACTCACCTTTTTCCTTAGGAGCAAATTGTTCAATGTAAAACTTAATATCTTCTGGTGGGGCTTTTTTTACCATACAAGTAAGAATATATGTTATATACTCATCATCTGTAATGTTCTTTATGTTACTTATATTTTTAACAGAATTATTTATAGATATTATATTATCAAAAGCTTCTTTTTTATCTTTATCACTTCCTTTAAGAATAATATCTTTAACTCTATCTTCAGGATATCCTGTAGGGAATACATAATTTTTAAATGCTAAATTTGTACCAATTCTAGAATCTACATCTTCAGCAGTATAATCAAGATTAACTTCATTTCTTATTTCAGTACCACTTAACTCATCTAAATTTTCAGATAATGTATATCCTGGAAGAGGTTTACTTGGTAATACATCATATAGTAATCCTTGATTTTTGCCTTTAACAAAATCAGGATATTTTTCATTAAGAGTATTGTATAAATTGCGTGCTAATCCTGTAACAGGTTTTAATAACCATGTTGAATATGATAAAATTTCTTTAAGTTCATCTTGTGCAAAAGCAAAACTAGCAAAGTTAATAACATCCATATTGTTAAGATATATTAATTTATTGTTTATATCTTTAGATATTTTTTGAAACTCTGGGTATTTTTTTATTTTATCAAATGCAGCAGTATTGTTGTTTATACTTTGTTCATCGTTTTCTATTTGTGCTAAATAGATTTTACATACTTTTGATACATTTTTATCAGGACTTGATACAAATTTTCTAAAAGTACTTTTTAATTCATTAACAATATTAGGAGAATTAAAAATTGATAAAATAACCATACGACGATAACGACTTTTATCATCTTTGCTAAGAGCTTCTATAATAATACCAGCTAATTCTTGTAATCTTTTAGTGTCCATTTTATTTTGCAATCATTAGATATACTAATCCACCAACTATCACACCTGCACCAATCTTAGTAATTTTGTTTTTAAATTTAAGTTTTTGATTCTGTAAATACAATGTTTGGTATTGATTTTTCCAATCTTTGATCTGTACATCCTGGTTAAACATGATATTTTTATATGTTCCTTCTTTTTTAATATAAACTGAAATAACACTATCTTTACCACTTACTCTTGATTCAGTCAATGCAATAACACTATCTTTAATAGTAATAATTTGTTTTGCACCATCTAATTCAACTAAATCTTTAGCTGTAGATACTAATACTGGTTGTGCTAAAGGTAATGGGTTAGTTACTGTATCTGTAGGGTAACGATTGTTAAAGAATGTAATTAATTCTTTTTCGTTATAAGTGTCAACTGCTGCTTTTGATGAGTCAACATATTTAGTAACTGTTTTTACATGAGATTTAGCGTAAGCTAATTTATCTTGTAATTGTACATCTACTAATACTAATGAATCAATTTTAATACTATCTTGTACTAAATCTAATTTCATTGAATCAACAGCTTGTACTAAGCTATCTTGTTTTTGTAAAAATTCTTTTGACAACCCAGCATCACTTACTTTATCAAAAATAATATAAGCTAATACTAAAAATGCTAAAACTCCTAAAACTACTTTTTTCATATATTTTATTTTATAATTCCTGCGTAATATTTCATTTTGTTAAGATCATATTGGTCAACTTCTTGTATTGGTTCTTCTTCATCTTCTATTTCAATATCATCTACTTTAATACCACTACGTTTTTGTAAATATTTTGATCCTGCAACTAAATCAGCTAAACGCTTTTCTAATGATGCTTTTAAATCACGTAAACGTTGTACTTCAGTAGATGGTTCTGTTTCAAATTCACCACCGGTTTTAGAACGTCTTGTTTTTAATATATCGCTTTTTACTTTAGCAATACGATCTTCTAATGTAGATGCTTTTAAGAATGCTTCAAAATCTTCATCTGATAATTGACCAGTCATAGGTGCTCTTTCAATTTCACCTGCTTCTGGTTCAAAATCTTCACTACCATCAGCATTTGGTTCACCATCAAAATACATTGCTAATGGATTTTCAGCACCACCAACAAACATATCTTCAGCATCAGTTGCTGCTGGAGCTTGCGCTTGAACACCTGCTGGTTCTTCTTCGCCACCCGCACCTAATTTAATTAACACACCTGCATCCATCAAACCATTAACGATAGCGTTTGCGATTTGAGGGCGAGCAAAGTTAAATTGTGTTTGTAATGCTTTTTTATCAGCACCTGGATTTTCTCTAAAATAGTTAATAACATCAGCTAATGATGTACCTGAAATAGTTTTAGTAAATCTTGTTGTATCTACATTATCATCTGCTAATCTATAGCCTTTAGCAATACGAGCTAATTCATCAATATCGCCTTCTTCAACAAATTCAACTGGCTCATCAGCTGTACCTAATTTAGGATTTCTAGAAGCAGTACGTGCTTTTTGAATTAGTGATTGTTTTTGAGGATCAGTTAATGCATTTGGGTTAGATACATCAATTGTAGATTCAGCTAATACTTCAGCTATTGCTTCACGTATAATTTTGCGTAGTTCTTTACTTTTCATTTTGTCGGCGTTCGTGTTGTTCATTATATAAATATTAAATATTTTGCAAAATTGTAGCAATACGTTGCTCTGTTGTACCTTCAACAGTAATTAATTTATTAGGTTTAAATTCTTCTAATGATAATTTAATAACATTATCAATTTTGTTTCTATAATCTAAATCAGTAGTTCTAACGCCATTATCTTCAACTTCAACACCATTTGGACTAACATACACAACTAAATCATATTGATTACGAAGCATCATAGCAGCTTCTACAAATGTACGTTTATCAAATTCATCAATTGATTTAGCACCTAATGTAAATGCACATACATCCCATAT